ACAGAACAGGAAGACCGCATAAACTCTTTGTATTTCAATGGATCGTTTTCGGCTACCATCATTACATAGGCTTCTCGGTCTTCCTTGTGCTTTGCGATTGCTTTGCGCCAGTCGAAAGGGTCTTTATCCACTCTGTCAGAGCCTTTATTTTTCGATCCGATTCGTTGCATAATTGCATCCATTCGGCTTCGGTAGACCCTAAGTGTTCGTTTACCATTCTCAATTCCGGCACTTGAAAAAAAAAGAATGAATTTTTACCTCTATTATCTTCCTTGAATTGCTTCACCTTTTGTTCGTGGATTTCCTGAGAAAAAACATGAGGCAATTCATCTTCCCGTACCTTCCAAACGGCAATAAATTCATACATCAAATCAATGTGAAAGGGCATATTTACCCGATCTGTCATTGACTTTAAAAGCGCACCAATATTTACAAATGCGTTGTTTTTCTTTCCTGCAAATGCGAGCGCCAATTGCTCCGAAATAGCATCGACCATGTTCAGGGTTTCCTCACCCGACAATCCTTTACTCATCATCATCATAATATCCATTGCCTTTGCCGTTCTTTCGAGTGGCGGTTGCAAGGTACCGGCAGTAAATTCGTAATACTTCTTTCCTTTGCCATCAACGTATTTCATGGTCATGTTCTTAAACCATTCGTCCGCCTCCAGTTTAGGCAGGTCCATTCTGACAAGGGATAAAATCTCGTCTTTGTGAGCCTCGTAAATTTTCTTTAAATCGGGTTTTTCTTGCTTTTTTTTGTCGAACATTATACTTCTAAATTTTTAACGATTAACCAGTTGATTCCGGCAACACCGAGCCATGCAGCGAAAAACATTAGATCGAAAGGAAGGTTTAAAAGCATAAACCAAACTACCGGAGTCCAGACCGTTGCCATGCAAGGAGGGCAGCCGTAAATAGGTTTGCGGATAAATTCAGGTAGGAAACCGTCAAGGTGGTAAGCTATTACGCCAAATATCTGAGCGTTTTCGATTCGATTATCAATTAGGTTGTACTCATACCGAAAAGCAGCGTAAACGCCAAAGGTGACGGCACAGGTGATCAGGATGGTGTATATTAGGTCGATCATACCTGACAAGTTGTTGATGACAATTCAAGATTACCGCCTCCCCAAGTAAGACCTGACATGATGCCAAATTCTAAGCAGCAGCCTTCTTCGGTGGTTAAATCGGGATTGGTTAAGGTAAAAGGTAGTGTTTCCATGTCCTGACCAAGCAGCCTGATTTCATAGGGGTGATCCATTATAGGCATGAAATCCGTCATTTCGATGTCGATTTCGGTTGCTCCAACTTCCTCAAATGGCAAATATTCCATCCGTCCCGTTGCAACGTCTTTTAATGTGATATAAACCACATCGTCATTATCGGCAACGGATATGCCGGTTAGAATTAATTCCTGAGAATCTTCAAGGCATTCAGGAAGTGGGTTGATTTTTACGCAGGTGTTACAGGACATGGTTCGGTGTGTTAATCGGTTCTAATGAAATTGCTTTGAATGTACATATACAATTTTTTAGCAGTTAAATTATTGTCATTTAAATGCCGAAAATCTTTTTTAAGCCTAATCCAAAGCCTTTCAAATTCTTTGTTTTGGTGCCCTATCTTTCTTTTTGCCATTTCCTTCTTTTCGTACCGTAAAGGTAATTATTTTCTATTTAATCCCAAACTTTTCGCAATTCTATCAATTTCAGGGAAAATAAAGTAATGAATCTTGTATCTTTCGGTATCGAGAAAGTCAGCCCGTTGTGCCACATCTTTACGATCACGTTTCAAAATATGCCCAAAAGCATCGCATTGAACCGTTTTGTAATCGGCAATAAGACCGGGACAATTCTTTGGGTGGATAATCTTTTCAAACTTAAATTCCGGCTGAGTGGCTGCAAACAGGGTGTAGTTAGTATCGTTTCTACTCCTGTCATGGGTCGGGTTGGATTTCACGTAAAAGGCTGAATCTGGAAGGTTTAAGAGCCTTTTAAGCAGTTGATAATTAGAAGCGTTATCCGTTTCGGCGATGTTCCGATTCCTTCCCATTGCATCGCCTGTGATTACACAATTAGCAAGTGACCTACCAAGCAATTCCTTAATGCGCTTTGCCATCGCCGGTACCGAACCGTTTTCAATAGCCGATTCCATGAAGGTGTGATCGTGAAGTCCATTTGAGTCCCTCCAAATGTGCGAAAACGTAACCGCAAAAGGGTTGAGGTTGAAATCGATCGAAACATAAACCTTCCTATTTGGCTGAAAAATAGCTTTTTCGGAAACGTGGGAATCGGGCTGAAAGTTGTAGGCGAATGGGTTTGATATATCCCTGAACGCATCCCATGACCCGTAAAGAAGCCTTTCCTTGTCATAATCCGAAGTCATACGCTGCAGTTGCAACTTATAGATTTCAACGATTCCTTTGTCGGGGTTATCGTCCACAAGAGCAACCACATATTTTTGATAAGGTTCTAATTTAACCGGCTGATCATTTTTGTAAACATACTTATCCTTAACCCACCCTGGCTGAGGGTTGCAGGTCATTAACATTTTAGGAACCAGTCCGAAGTCGTGAATTTTCCACCGGAGCCTGGATGAAACGATTTCAACCGCCCGTTCAGTTACTTCCGTTACCTCATCAATAAAAGCATCGGTATATTCCGTTGAACCAAGCGAAACAAAGTCAGGATCAGACGGATATAAAAACAAATCCTTTAAAATCGTGACAGATCCGTTCTTCCAATTAATTACGTGCTTCTGAGAGTTGTAATTATAATCGACCCCTGAAACATACCCGAGCGAATCAGCTACTTTAAAAAGGGTAATCAGTGTTGATTGTTCTAAGGCTGCTATTTTTGCCCGTCCAATAAGTCCCCGAGAACCTGGGTAAGTTGCTCTGCGGTGAATATGCCAAAGTGCGCCCAAATAAGATTTACCACCACCGGCACCACCACCGTAAAGTATCTCAGTAGTAAATTTATCTTCTAAAAAGTGCCACGCATCTGATTGCTTTTGGCTTAACTCAATCCTTACTGGTTGGGGATTTAACAACAATTGTAGCGGGTATTACTGTTGCAGGTTTCTGAGAATTATCCTTTTCGTAAAATCCTAAATGTTTGGCTAACATTTCAAGGGCTGCCAGTTTATTGTGTAATTCAAGCTGAATATTTGTTGTAGTAACGCCCTGAAATTCAGTAGAATTGAATGTAACCTTTTTAATGATTCGACCTTTTTCTTTTGGAACTTTGCTAAGATCGGTTACTGTATTTTCTTCAATAAACTCTAAAACATTGGAGTCGGCTATTTCTTTAAGCCTTAACATCATCCATTCAGCAGTAACCCCTATTCTTTGAGCGTAATCCTTCCTTAGTCCATTAATCTTTTCAATGACAAAAGGGTTTTTCATTAATTGAATTGCCATTACACGGGCAGAAGCGGGTGAATAACCGGCACGAATCGCAGCCTCCTGTTGGTTAAAATCGACAAAGTATTCTTCACAAAAAGCCTCTTGCTTTCCGTTCATTTTAAAAGTTCCCTTCTTTACCCCAGGCTTTTTCTTTTCAACCTTTTCAACTTTTTTGAATGCCATTAACCCGCACTATTTAAAACATCAATGAGAATAAATATCACTTTAGCGATAATCACCATTGCGAACATAAACTCGATTGAGTCCAGTTTCTTTGCGATCTTAACCAGTGATTCCGCTTCTGTTGGTTGTTTCTTTTCTGCCATTGGTCAAATTTTTACAAATATAGTTAAATTTTAAATTGTCAAGGTTTCACAGATATTGACCCCTCCAAGCTAATGATCCCTTTTGCCTTTTCGGGTTCTGATGAAAGCCCGAAACAACATTGTTCAACGGGGCAGTAGTAATTAAGTTTCAAGGTTTCGTGCATTTGCAGCAGTTCATGGTCTATGTGACCGAGCCACAGACCTGATTCCAATTTCTTTTCGATCCAGTCAATGAATAGTTGCGCCATTTCGATAGTCCAAAGTGTTGCCGGAGTTTCCCAATAGTTGGCTATTATCTTGTTCCATAGGTGGTTGTGGGGCTCTGTGTAAGCAGATTCCTGATTGTGCTTGGTGAGGGCAAGGTAGCAGAGGTGAATATCGTCAGGCTCAAACATAATTAACTCCAAAAACTTCCGTAAATTAGTGATATTCAAATCATCCTCAACAATTACAAACTGCGACTGTTGGCTAAAAAGTGCGGTTTGGCAAATTTGATAATAAGCCAAAGTTAAGGATTGGTGCTTGTACTGTTGAGGTTTAAGGGTTGAATATTCAAATATCCTCCAATCGGTTGCTAAAATCGGATGAACGTAAAAATCGGTTTCAAGTTCCAAGTTTTCAATAACTTGGGTTAAATGATCATGCCTCGTATTCCTGTTATGGTGGGTTGTAATTGCGTAAAGGTTCATAGTCTAAGGTATTGGTCAGCATTCATAAATCCGTCATCGTGCGTGTCTGCAAATGGCGTTAAACTGATATAATACTGATCAAAGGTAATGACCGGATGCGATACCTTCCAATTATCGGCAATCTTTTTTAGGATTAATTTACTGAAATAGGTTGTTTCATGGATTCGGTCAAGAACCCGTTTAACCTCGTTTTGATCTCTGCAATAAACGTTCATACTTCTTTGATTTTTAGGTTATAAATAGCTTCTATTAACTTCTTTTTAAGCCTGTAAACAGGGTTCTTTCGGGTAAAATCTGACTTGACATCTTCAACCACGTATTGCCCTCTTTCCGTGTACGTGAAATCAGCTATGTAGGTAGCGATTTTCTTTTCCTTAACCATGATTTCCATTTTAACCTGCAGTTTCAGGTCGGAAATTTCACCGGCTTTTTGTAGAAGTTTCAGGTTCCCGAATCTGTTAGCTTCCTTTTTGGAATCGAATTTAATCCCATCGACCACTACTTTGGTGTTTCCGAATTTGTTGTAACTCATGCCTTTACCACGTTAATCCTTAAAATATGGGAAAACCACGTAATCAGTAAAATCTTCGTAAGTTAAAAAATGATTCGAAGTCGTCCAATCTTCTTTGCGAGGAAATCTGACATAGGTGTTCATTAATAGCGTGTTTTCGGGACTATCAATTGCTAATTTTAATGTACCGCTCCAATGTTTACAGCGAATAATCTCGCCTTTCATCATTTGCTTTTTAGCCCATTTCCATGAGCCTTTTAAACCAAAGGTTCTAATAATCCATTTTTTCATGTTAATATCCAGTTTTTTCGTTAT